TTTGCTCCTAAGATGCAAGTCTTTGAGTCTGGTGCTGTACAAGACATGTGTGGAGAGGATGTCTCATTCTGTCTAGATGCAAAAGATCAAAACTATGAGATCTGGTGTGATCCTCGTATTCGTGTTGGACATGAGAAGACAAGAGTCATTTAATGTTGTATAATGTATACTATAAGGGAGAACTCTTACAAGAGAGAATCTCCCCTGAGTCGGCAGCAGAGTTAATGCAATTATATGCGGATGCATATTATGAAGACCCTGAAGCTACACTCGATCCCACTCACATCAAACTAGAAGAGGTATTTTAATGGCTGTACGTTTCAATGCAGAAAAAGCAATTGTAGAGACCCCTCCCAAGAAAACTCGTCAGGGGGCAGGGAAACATACGAAGTATGCTGCGACCTCTCGTAATAACAAGCGTAAACCTTATAGAGGTCAAGGTCGGTAATATTTTCAGGGCATCCTTTCGAGGGTGCTTTTTTAATGTAAAGAAACCTAAATATCCGGAACTCCACCGGAAGTGTCACTATGTCTGCTTTGATTTGTAACTTACCGTCTATAGAAGTATGGGTCCGCAAAGAATACTTAACTGATCATCAAAGCGGACATGGGGAATATGTAAAGGGTGTATGGGTTAGTTGTAAGAGTATACCAGGAAGAGCATTTTACTTTGAAACGTATCTACCTGAGTATGCTGCAATGTACGACAAATTGCCCATCAGCGCCTTCGTAAGCGCCCCTGAAGCGCCCGTTCCTGATATGTCGTTACCCAACCTCCAATTTTGGAATTGTATGGATTACGGGGTCGTAGCAGTCACTAAGCAGTTTATTGGAAGTATGGATTTTGAGTGCTATACACGCGATCATGGGATCCAAAAAGGTACTTATATCTGTACAATAGACAACTATCATCAAGATCCTGATGTAATTGACTACGCAACGAGTGAAAATCCTGCAGAACATAAGTCACATAACCTAATTGAACTTGATAATGGTCAATATGCACTGTATCCAAACAATAGATTACGCATTTTCGACAACTCACTTACTCCAGAAGAGCCAAAAATGCCTGATTTTAAGGTTTCTACTGAATTTTACAGTGTAGAGAATGGTTTTGATCGACTTGGTATGGGTCGAGAAGACGAATATTTCTGGAAAACGGCAAAAGAACGTAAAAAAGAGGAAGAAGACCCGTTAGATATGTACCATTCTCAGGACGGAAGGTATCCTGACCCCTGATAAATACGAAAAAAGGAGAAAAATGCTATTTGAAAACGATTTTTTGGACAATTTAGCTGCAAAACAGCATGAGAAGTTGATTCGCGAAATCATGAATGATGATAAAGATCGTAAAAAGACAAATATTCGCAAAGAAAGTGAAATTTTCACTGATGAAAGCGATCCAGAGACACTTTTTGAGTAAAATAGGTAATAAATAAACATATTATGCTCCAAATAAATGGCGGTAGAACGCACATCCAAGCCTTTTAAGGATATTAGTCTCTCATTTGTTAGAAATCCCGCAACGGACGACGTAACTACGCTGTCTAATGAAAGATCTATTTCTAGATCGATTAGAAATCTCGTATCTACCTTGAGAGGAGAACGTTTTTTTCAGCCAGATCTTGGATGTGATGTAAATAACCTTTTATTTGAAAATTATCTTGACTTAAACTCAATAAATGTACTTGAAGATGAAATTCGTCAAACTATAGAACAGTATGAACCTCGCGTTGAACTAGATAGTGATTCTGTAAGTGTTATTGCTGAACCAGACAATAATGAGATTGCGGTAAAGATAAGTTTCAGAATTATAGGAATTGAAGCGCAAACTCAAACATTAGAATTCATCTTCCAACCTTTAAGATAAATGTCTTTAATAAATTTTTCAAATCTGGACTTTGACCAGATTAAACAATCAATTATTGATCATCTAAGATCAAATTCAACCTTTACGGATTATGATTTTGAGGGATCTAATTTATCTGTACTGATAGATACACTTGCATATAATACATATATCGCTTCATTCAATGCTAACATGGTTAGCAATGAAGTATTCATCGACAGTGCTACTCTAAGAGAGAACGTAGTATCACTGGCTAGAAATATTGGTTATGTACCCCGCCCAAAACGCGCTGCAAGGGCGGCAATTTCTTTTGTGGTATCATTTGACCCAGACGGCACTAAACCCGTTACACTGACCTTAAAGAAGGGTCTCGTAGCGATATCTGCTGCGGCAACTGGAACTAGAACATCTACATTTGTAATTACAAAAGACATCACTGTTCCTGTTATTGGAAGCACTGCACTGTTCGCTGATGTTGAAATAATGGAAGGTGTTATCGTGGAAGAATCTCATACTTATGATCCAGATGTAAGAGATCCTCGTATTATTTTAAATAATCCAAATGTAGATACTACATCATTAGAAGTAAGTGTAAGAACCAATTCTTCAACAGTCGGTGGAGATAGATTTACACTAATTAATAATTTGTTTGAAGCAAAAGATATTTCTAGAGTATATTTTATACAAGAAGTACAAGATCAAAGATATGAATTAATTTTTGGTGATGATATCTTCGGCAAATCATTAGCACCAGGTAATGTTGTTGATTGCACCTATGTAATGAGTTCTGGTGCTGAAGGTAATGGAATCAGAGGATTTACCTTTGCTGGAAACTTAATTGATAATGATGGTGCAGTTATTACAGAGGGTATTAGTCCAATTGAAACAATTGCTCCTTCTGTTTTCGGTGAAGATATAGAATCTATCGATTCTGTTAAGAAGTATTCAACAAAAGTATATTCTGCTCAAAACAGAGCAGTAACAGCGGCAGATTATGAAGCTATTGTTCCTACAATTTATCCAGAAGCAGAAATTGTATCTGCATACGGTGGAGAAACTTTAGATCCACCTCAGTATGGAAGAGTCTTTATTGCAATTAAACCAAAGTACAGTCAATACATGACTGATTTGGATAAAAGAAATTTAATTACAAATATTCGCTCATATGCAGTTTCTGGTGTGGATGTTTCAATTGTTGATATGAAATTCCTCTTTATTGAAGTTGAATCTCAAGTTTATTTTGACTCATCCAAGATTTCTTCAGCATCAGCTCTTCAAAGTTTAGTTATTGATAATCTGAATGCTTATGCTAAGTCTGCAGAAATGACTGGTGTAGGAACAAGATTCAAATATAGTAAAGTTAGCAATCTTATTGATAATACACATCGCTCTGTTGAGTCTAACATAACTAATGTTCAAATGAGAAGAGACTTAGTTACAACAACTAATGCAGTTGCTACCTATGAAATTTGTTTCGGCAATCCAATCCGAATCATGCATGAGGAAAGTAACTATAATATTAGATCTAGTGGATTTACATTAGATGGTGTTGATGGAACAGTATATCTGGGGGATATTCCAAGTGATGATGGTGTTGAAGGAACAGTAGTTGCATTTAAATTAGTTGGAAACAACGAATCTCAAGTATCAAAAGAAGTTGGAACAATTGATTATGAAAAAGGAGAAATAATGCTTTTCAACCTTCAGATTGAATCAACATCTAAAGAGTTAAATGGTAGTCCAATTATTGAAATTTCTGCCTCTCCAGAATCAAATGATATTATTGGGTTGCAAGATTTATATTTACAGTTAGATGTTTCAAATAGTGATATTAATGCGATAGTAGATAGAATCTCTTCAGGAAGTGATCTGTCGGGCGCTACATATATTAGGAGTTCTAGTTACTTCGATTTCGGAGAGAAACTAATCAGAAATTAATAGAAAATGCACGGAAGCCTAAACAACAAAGTAAGACTGTCGTCGGTAGTTCAGAGCCAACTGCCTCTCTTTGCTCAGGAGAATTATCCATTTCTAGTAGAATTTCTAGAGGAATACTATAGATATCTTGAAAACCCTGGTCAAGCATATGATCTATTAACAAATCCCGATTCATATACAAAACTAGATTTTGTTGCGGATTCTATTGCAACAACAGAACTTGTAGGAGATATTGATCCATTTGCAGACACCATAACAGTAACATCCACAAATGGATATCCATATGAAAATGGTCTCCTTAAAATTAACGATGAAATAATATACTACAGATCAAAAACAGAAACTACATTCGATGAATGCACCAGAGGATTTAGTGGAGTAACTAATTACGATACTCCTGGATCCGCTGATACATTAACATTTCAAGAAACTAATGTAGCAGAGCATATTTCAGGTGCCCTTGTTAGTAATCTTAATGCTTTACTTCTTGATGAGTTTTTTACAAAACTAAAAATTCAATTTGCTCCTGGATTTGAAAATGCATCTTTTGCTGATGGATTAAATCAGAGTTTATTCATTAAACAGTTAAAAGATTTTTATAGTTCTAAGGGAACAGATGATTCCTTTATTATTCTTTTTAAAGCTCTTTATGGTGCTACTCCAAAAATTGTAAGACCTAGAGATTTTCTTTTTACACCATCAAATGCTGATTATAGAAAAACTTTAAATCTTGTAGTTGAGGAAATAATTGGAGATCCTAATGAAATTCTCAATAGAGTTTTGTATCAAGATGAGGATGGAGATACTCCTAAAGCATATGGAACTGTTGTTGGGGTTGAAGAGTTTGAGAAGAATGGAAATGGATACTATACTATAAAATTAGATTATGGTTATAATAGAGATCTGAATGTTAATGGAACAGTATTTGGAGAATTTTCAGTACACTCTCAAACTCAGACAGTAGATAATGTTTCTTATGGTGCAAGTGTAATTACTGTTGATACCACTTTAGGTTTCGCAGAATCTGGCGAACTTCTTGTTTTATTCAATGGTGATGAGGATGAAGGTATTGAAGATGAATACATGATCGTCAATTATGACGGAGTGAATGTAAACCAGTTTTTAAATGTGACAGGAGTTATTAGACCTATTGAATCTGGTTGGTCTATTGGAGAGAATTCATATGTTTATTCGTATGATAATGATGAAGAAGAAGTGAGGATGCGTGTTTCTGGAGTTCTTGGCGAATTAAAAGAGATTACAACTAGTTCTTATTCGGAAATTGGTGATTATGCAAAAGTTTGGAGAATAGGAAAAGCAACTAATGATTTAAAAGCATCCGAATGGATTTTTAATCATGCTATTTCAAATAGAGTCGCCTTTACAGAAGACGAAGGAAATAATAATTATGCGATAACAGTATATGATAAATGTCGGGTAAATGGTGGAGATAGAGTACTTGTAAATTGTGATGTTAGAAATGTAGATGGATCTCTAGAGAGAATTGAAAAAGAATTTGAAGCTTCTCCTGGACCAACTCCTGATGATTCATTTAGAATCATTAATGATAGAGAAATCGTAGAAGCTTTCTACGTTAGAAGAAAAATTACAAAAGCAAAAGGAACGGAAATAGCAGCAAATGTTCAAAATGTATATATTGATTTAGAAGGAGATGTCTTTGTTGCTACAAACTCTCTTCCAAATTATTTTAATGAGGATTTACAATTAGATTATAGAGATGTTATCTTATCAGGAGCTTTTTCAAGTCAAAAAACTATTACAGTAGCAAACCATGGTTTATATACTGGAGATTCTGTAGTTTATGACGCTTCTTTTTCGGAATCAAACTCATTGAATATTACTGGGACTTTATTTGCATATAGAATTGATGAAAATAATTTCAAACTCGCAAAAAGTCCAAGTAATCTTGAAAATCAAATTTTTGTAGAAATAACTGGTTTCGCAGATTATGCAAAGTTGGTTAGAACTTCTAATTATGGAGTTTCAAATCAATTAGAGGTAAAACCTCAGATTGCTATGAGAAAAATTTCAGATCCTAGAAATAGAACTGAGGATTCTGAAAAACTAGAAAT